AGTAGCTACTAAATTAACAAATCCATCATAAAGTTCTTCAACAGATTGCTCCATCATAAACCTATCCCAGTTATCACGGGTGTTTTCACGTGCTTGAAGTAGTTTAAGAGCTTGTGGAGTCTTACCAAAGCCTGGGTCTGAAGTAGAATCAGAACTTGCTGCAGTGTCAGTAGTACCATTTTGGTTAAGAATTGAACCAATTAGGAACTGGTAGGTACTTTGGAAGGTAGAAAGTCCCTGTGGATTAGTGTTGTAAGGTCGAATTGAGTTAGGAATATTCTCTAACCAACGTGCTCCAGGACTGTATTTAACACTTGAAGCTACAATTCCGTTAGGATTCATAATGGTTGGTGGGAATACTGACATCTTGACACCGTCTAGGTACAGATTAATAAGTGAATCCATAGCATATTGTAAAGTTTTTCCTCTTTCAAAGTCACCTAGACCATAAATTGAGTCTACAAGTGGGAAACAATACTTCAAAACAATAGGAATCTTACCGTTTTTGTGTGGGTTAGCAATGTCTCTAATGATTTTATTTTCATAATCAGGACAAAACATAATCCAACGTCCATCAGAACCTGCTTCATATCTAGTAACAACCTTAACTTGCGAAGCTTTTCCTTTAGAACCTTGGCTTTTTTGGTCTCTATCGTTTTCTACATAGGACTCATCACGAGATTCTTTTTGCATTTTTGAACCTTCTTTGGCAGATTCAATAATATATTTCAATGCAGTCTTTTCCCAGTCGCCATTTTTAGCTTTGAGTTTAGTTTGCAACCATCTTACTGATACATAGTTTACTACGTGACAGTAATCGGAGTCTTGCATAGTAAGTTTACCTTTTTGTGGTATCCAGTTACGAATTGGTATTAACCAGCAATCTGGTCCAACATAATCATCGTCTAAACGGTAGTCATACATCATTGGCATAACTCCATACACCATTGAGTATAAGTCCCACATTCTTAATTTCGTAAGGTGTGAAAATTGTGAGTTAGCATTAGGTTGAATATAACGCTGAAGAATAATATCCATTAAAGTAGATTTGCCTTTATCTTTGACAGACAAAGCCTTAACCATACCTGTTGGAAGTTGTCCCATTACTCGACCTGCCCGTTCCCATATAATAGTTGATAGACGGGAGTCTGTTACTTTTGATTTAAAGCTCATTGAATCTTCAACTTTAGAAATTAACATTGATTCTTTTTCATCAAATGTATCAACTATAGTTTGAATAGCAGCTTTGTCTGTAGTATATTCATCGCCAATTTGTTTTATTTTATCTTTATCCATAATTCTCCTTTGTTAGAATCGTAGAGTCCCTCTCTTGTGATTATATTAACTATACTTTTTATCTCTAGAATCGTCAATTTTATTATAATCTATCTGAGCATTGTCTTGTTTTATTAACCGAGACACCTTTCCTTTGTTCAAAACTACTGTAAAGGACAAAGAACCTGAATATTTTTTTTCAGTTGCTTCTTTAATGACCTGCATAATGATTGCTGCTGCCTGAGCATTGTCTTTTGGTTTATGAGATTCAAAGGAGTGAACTATAACTTGATGAGTATTTTTAGTGTGACGTTTAATTGTTACTTGAACATCACCATAGTCAACTGCTTCTATTAAGGCATTGATATCTTCGATGTAGGTCATCTGTAGAATCCGTTATCAAATAAGTCTTCTTGTGGGAAGTCATAGGTTTTGTTGATATCAAACTGATAATACAAAGCAGCATAACGTAATGCATCTAGGGCGTGGTCATCTTTTTTCATTGGTTCTTCTTTTTCATTACGGTTGGTGTTCCTGCCTCTAGGGTAGCGATATTTTTCAAATTCTTCAATTAGATTAACACAGGCTGATGATATGAATAGTTTTGGCTTAGGTGGTCCGTGCAGTTGTTCACGAGGTATTAATTTTTCTTGAAGTATGTTAATTCCTGCTGAGATATAATCTTTACGTTTGGTAACTGGTACACAGGGAATGTTTTGTTGATTAAGATTAGCAATGTGTTCTGAAGCTTGAGAGTCACCAATGTAGGATAGAATGTTTTTACCAATAGATTTTTCTTTTATAATTAAAGCTAATTGATTAATGGTTCTTTTGCGTTCATAAATTTCATCATAGACCCACCAGTTCTGGTCGTAATCAATTAAGATATATAAAATTGCTGCAGGATTTTGGTAACCAAAGTCAATGCCAACTATGTGAGTTCCTGTCAGTGGTACTTTTTCTGGTGTTACTACGTGAATGGCTCGGTCAAATGATTTATAAACTAGTCCTTCCATCTTCTTAAACTCAGCCATATATTCTTGAGCAAACTCGTCTGGAGTATTTTCAGACCTAATTCTATCTATTTCGGTTTTACTGATGACTGGATTGTCATATGGCGTGGCGTGTGAATAGAACCAGCTAGGACGGCCTTTAGTAAACTTCTGGGTAAAACCACCAGTCTCGGTCTTATCATAGCCCTGGGCGTACATATAGAGGTCATAGAAGTGATTAAACCCATTGGGGGTACTAATGAACATTGCCCAGCCTTGAGTTGTTAGTAGCATTGGCTCAAAGACTAACTTCCAGTGTTCTGGTTCGTGGTAGGCGTACTCGTCAAAGACTAAACCATTAACTTCAGTACCACGCAACGTGTTGGCATTGTCGGAACCTTTTAATTCAATCGTGGAGTTAGGTAACTTAGTATCGTGCTTGATACCGTTTTTTTCATCATCAATGTAATTTAGGGTGACTGTCAGGTCAACATTGTTAACATCTTTAATTAATTCTTGAGGAATCAATGTTTTAATATATTGTTTCCAGTAAATATCCTTAGCTTGTTTATAAGTAGGAAGAACTATCCAATAGCGTCCTTGTTTACGTAATGCTTCATAAAGAGTGTATTCCAGGGCAAACATTGATTTACCAGTACGTCTTCCCCAGTTAAGTATTTTAAACCTTGAAGGAGAATTATGTACTTCAAGTTGTTTGAAGTGAGGACTATATAACATTAGCAACCTTTCTGCATACACTTAGTGCCTGTATAGAAATGACCTTTTCTACAGACCTTAGATTTTTTTAATTGTTCTAGAATAACTTTTTTAGGAGTCTCCAATATTTTTTCAGGAGTCCCCTTAAGTGAATTAGATATAAACTCAGATTTATTTTCTATGGAGTCCCATAAGTCTTTGTCAGCGTCTCTAATGTAAATATTATATCGTGGCATATACACACATTGTAGCATAGTGTGTGTAGTGTGTATACACACATCTTTATACTGGCCCCCCAAATATTTTACTAGGGAGGTATTGTGAAAGAAAAACTGTGTACAGGTGAAGAACTACTATATTTAGTAGTATATATATAAGATATACACTATAAGCAAGAGTCGCATAAGGGGGATATACCCCCCCCGCCCCCATCTGTTATTAATTTATTATATCAATAGGGGTATTTGCATTGCCTAGCTCAATCTTTACTACTTGTGCTACTTGCTTGCGTTCTACCATATGGCCATCGAGACGGGCGAGCAATTCTATAGCCTTGAGTTTGGTGTTGGTTTTATTAATACCATCGATATTACCCCTTATTACATCAGCTATACTCTCTCTTATATGGTCAATAGTTATATTGCTTTTATTTGCATATGCTTGCATCCACTTATTATTAATAGCGGGGCTTGCAATTTGGTTTGCATAGTGTTTATTGTATCCCGCCTGTATAGCCGATTGATAGGCATTGCCGAAAGTAGTACTTTCAGGGCTTATATATAATTGCATAAATAAGTTTTGTTTGGGGTTGGATTGCCACTGGTTACTTATAGCCCCCACTTTACGCTTGCTAGGTGCTACACCTTTATTGTTGCCTGTATTCTTGCGGGCTTTCATACTCTTATTATATCAATTCTCATCTGATAATGCAATTATCTTATTAAAACTACTTTACAATATGGCTTTTATACGATACAATGTATTTACCTTAAAAAAACGGGTGCAAGGTATAAGCGGGGGCTAGATGATAGGGCTATAGGCAACATACGCCACAAGTTGCAAGCCCCCCGCCTTGATTATAAATATTAAAATAAAAAAAGGGCTAAAAATGAAAGTTTACAATAAAAAAGGTGTATTCATTACACGGGCTAAAAGGGCTAAAACAAAAGCTATTAAAACATATATAAGAGACATTGCTATAGTAGCAATTATAATGTATCCCCTTGAGGCAATATTGTTAGAGTTATTCAAGTATTAAACAAGTAACGAAAGGGTAAAATGAATAAAAACTATTTTAATAAATATCAAAATGAGCTTCAAGCACTTAAACCGTGGGATGAAATACAAACTATAACTTTAGATAATAATGGTTATGAGTTTATAACTACCGCTGGTCATGGTTATTTGGTAGTGCCAAAAGATAACAAAAATTATAATATCGCTCAAAAAATAGCAAAATTTGGTTTTGTAGGTAATTTGGCGGTATATCTTGAAGAAGATAACGAACTATCACAATTTATTAATAAAACATTGAAAGGGTAAAAAAATGACAATAACTATAAATAATATAAATGATATATTTGGGGCTAAAATTGCAAGCATTGATACGATGCAATATAAAGGATATAAACTATTAAAAGAATATTTTATTGATAATAGCGGGTTGGGTGGTAGTAACGAACCCGCACTAACAAAAATACAATTTGAAAGTGAATTACAGGCGTTTTTAGCTGGCTATGGTAAACCTGTAACCGCTAAAATTACCAGGCATGGCCAATTTCAGGTATATTTGGGGCTATTTGCAAAAACAGGCCAAAAAATATCTAAAAAAATTGCAAATAATACGCTATTAATTAAGGATAATAATAAAAACATAATTAGGCTACACGATACGAACATATTAATCGAAAGCGGGGGTATAATAACTATTAATAGCGATGGTTATCAATCTAAAACTACAAAAAGCCGTATCAATGATTATTTGCCAAACGGGTATTATATATCGCAAAAGGATTTTGCCTGGTATCTAAACACGCCCGAAAGCACAATTGATTTTGTGGATGGCATGACAATAAAAGGCTATTTGAATATATAGCACAATTAAGGGGCGGGGCTTACTATAGCCCCGTTTTTTATATTGTTTTTTTATTGTGCGACATTGTGCTTTTTTTTATAGGGCTATATTGTACTACTTGCAATATAAAAACGCTTTAAACAGGCTATAATCAGGCTATAATCAGGCTATTTGATAGGTATTTATATATACATTGCTAGGATGTAGCAAGCTATTTTTATAATTATAAAAAACACTTTTATTGATAACACTTATAAAAGCACAAGGCAAGGGGGGCAAACAAAATAAATAAAAGGGGGTAAAATAAGCAAATAAAAGGGGGTAAACAGGGTTATTGACGGGGGTAATGAAAGTTTATATAAAAAAGGTATTGACAATAGTTATACGATACGCTACAATGAAGTTACAAATTAATTAAACGGGGATAAAAAAATGAATATGCAAGAGAAAAGGCAATATGAATTAAGCGATAGGATGTATAAAGTATTATATCAAAGCGACAAAGCGAATTATAAACTAACTACCGAACAATTTATGGAATTGTTATTTATCCAGGACGAATTGAGTATGAACCCACTATTAATAAGAGAATTAAGAAAGGCAAAATAATGTATAAAATATACAGTTTAGAACGCAAAAATAATAGTGTTAATGGTAATCCAAAATATGAAATATATTTTAAAAACCTTGATGG